GCTCAACCCCTATGCAGACCGAAGCTCAGTCAAGCTTGGGCTTGAGCAGGCTTTGTGGATCATGCAGCGGACGGGCGACCACTCCGCGCTTGTCTTGATGGCAAAGGAGCTTGGATACGGTGTTGTGCCCATCAACGCCCGACCTGATAAGGATCTCGCCGGCGAGCAGCTGGACGACGTGCAGGCGCTTGCACAAGTGCAGGCGGCCATTGCGCGTGGGGCGCCACGGGACGAAATAGCCGTGCTGGTATGGCGCCTTTTTTGTGACGTTGCGCAGACACAGAACGCCGCAGAGGCCGCCTTGAGGGACCTGGAATGACGCCCCGCAGCTCTCCCCGCTCCCCCGCGAATATCGACTTTCCAACCCATAAATCCTCGTGTCACGCCTGCATTCGGTCTTGGGTCCTTCCCACGCCCCCCTCATGCGGAGCGAAAGCGAGCGCGTGGCAAGAAAAATTTTTACCATGCGAATTTACTAAAGAATTTTATTGCTGGAGCTTGCCATGGCGATGACGCCAGATGAATACGCCAAGGCCGTCGCTGAAAGGTCGGCCGAAGAGTCACGGGCTGTCGCAAATGAGCGGGCTGGGGGAGGCGGGAAACCTGCCGCCCAAGCTGACGACCTTGAGTCGCGGATGACAGCACTTGTCACGCAGGAAGGCGCTGTAGGAACTACCTTCATAGACCAATGCGCACGTGCAGGCGACAAGGGAGCCGGACAGATTTTCAACTATCTCCAGTCCGGGCGTGTTCTGTTTATCTCTGAACAAAACGTCTGGCTCCGCTGGGAGGGGGCGTACTGGAGCGAGATTTTCGACTGGGAAATAGCCGAGTACGTTGAGGACGTGGCAGAAGTCTATAAGCGCCGGCGTGACATGGTATTCAAGCTTCGCCTGGTTGATGTCGCTTCCGGGGATAAGGGAGCTATAAAGGAAAAAGACCGGCTCATCTCCGATCTGGACCGATGTGTCTCCAGGCTGCACAACTCCAGGGGGCCTGACAACTGTCTGAAGTTCAGCCTTGCCGACAGAACGCGCCTGTCCGTCCGAGCAGACAAGCTCGACGCGAACCCGTACATCGTCGCAACGGAGTCCGGAGTCGTCGACATCCGGTCTGGAGAGCTCCGCCCCGGGCGGCCGGAAGATTTCTGCACGCGGCACTGTCCAACGGCATGGACAGGAATTGATACTCCATGCCCTAAATGGGAGACGATGCTCTACCAGATTTTGGGAGAGAACGCGTCTGTCTACAATTACATGCACAAACTCCTGGGCATGGCCATATGCGGAAAAGTCTCCGAGAAAAACTTTCTTCTGCTCTACGGGGGAGAAGGTGACTCCGGGAAGACAACCATTTTTGAGATACTCTACGAGATCATCAAGGGCTATGCCGCACCAATGCCTGTGGAGCTTCTGCTTGACCAGGGGATCCCGCAGAACCCTAACTCCCCGACTCCGGCCATTATGGGCCTGCGCGGCCAGAGGTTGTGCTGGGCATCCGAGCCCGGTGACAACAGACGTTTCAGCGTCGAACGGGTCAAGCTGATGAGCGGCGGTGACAGTCTGATGGGGCGATACCCGTATGACAAGGCGAACACGGTTTTTCAGCCTACGCACACGCTTTTCATGCTGTCCAATCATGAGCCGCACGCGGCATCCACCGACTCGGCCTTCTGGAAAAGGCTCCGAAAGATAGACTGCCCCTATGAATTTGTCGACGACCCGAAGCCCAACAGCAATCAGCGGCAGGCCAATCGCAACCTCAAGGATGAAATTCTTGAAGAGGAGTCTCCCGGCGTACTTGCCTGGCTGGTGCGCGGTTATCAAAAATACCGGGCGGAAGGAGTACATCCGCCGGAGACCATTGTCGAGGCGACCACCAGATACCGGGAACAGGAGGACCGCGTCCTCCAGTTCAAGAACGACTGCATCGTCGACAGCCCCGGCAACGACGTCACGGGATCAGATCTGTATGATGTCTTCCGGCAATGGTTCGAGCGCAACCATGGCCGCAAGGTTCCGTCCATTACGATCTTTGGGAAGATGGCGGCCAGAAACTTTATCAAGTCGCGATCAAGCCGTGTCAGATACCTCGGCATCGACTTCAATGACGAATGCCGCCGCAATTTCCAGTGCCCGGAACAGAGGCCGATCATCTCTGGCCAGGAGGATGATTATGCCCCATACCAGTGACAGTCTCGTGACAGTTGTGACAGTTGGTGACACTTCACTGTCACGATATATTATTAATTATATTAATATGTTATGTAGTTCCGTGACAGTTGTGACAGTTTTTCACCATTATTCTCACGTGCGCGCGCATGCGCACACGCGCGTTCCTATTATATCAATACGTTTTTTACTTTTTTTATTATTATCTATAGGAAGTGTCACAACTGTCACGGATATAGTAAAACATATTGAAATAATTAACAAAAATACAGTTACAGTTTACAAAAAACAACTGTCACCAACTGTCACAACTGTCACACGTCCTACTCCCCCAACGGTTTTCTGGAGGGCAGCGTGATGGCCGCTACTGTCTCCGAACTCTATGTTTCTCATGGCCTGCAGCTTAAGCCCCACGCCCGGGGGGCGAAGGGGGAAGAGCTGTGCGGCCCCTGCCCAAAGTGCGGAGGCAAGGACCGCTTCGTCGTCTATACGGAGCAGAACGACGGCCTTGGCTCCTGGTACTGTCGGGGCTGCGAACATGGCGGCGACGGCATTGAGCTTCTGATCTGGTGCGACGGGCTCTCCTATCCTGAGGCAGCACGCCGAACCGGTGCGCAGTTAAAAAAACAACCTCCGCCGCACGCACGACCATCCGAGCCCAAACGCCGCGCCTCCGCTGATTCCCTGCCAATCGAAGCGAAGGAGACGTCCGAACCGACCGCCGACACTGCCGCCTGGCGGGCAAAGGCTTCAGAGTTTGCGGAGAGATGCCATGAGGAGCTCCTCCGCGACCGGGAGGCGCTGGCATATCTCGCCAGGCGAGGCCTCGACCTTGCCGCCGTCAGGAAGTACAGCCTCGGCTGGTGCCCAGGAGAGAACGGCAATGCGCATGTCATGCGCTGGCGCAAATCATGGGGCATCCCGGATGGTGACGGAGCCAACGGACGCCCCAAAACGAAGCTATGGCTTCCGCGCGGAATCGTCATCCCCGCATTTGACAAATCCGAGGCAGTCATCCGCCTGCGAATCCGCAGGCCGGACGCAGACAGAAAAGCCTCTCTGCCGGATCTCAAGTATTACATTGTCCCGGGCTCGTCCATGCGTCCGATGTGGCTGCCTGTCGAGGATCCGCTGCTCCCGTCAGTCCGTGCCGCCGTCGTCGTGGAGGCGGAACTGGACGCCCTGCTCGTCCACCATGCCGCCTCCAGCCTCGCCAGCGTCCTTGCCTCAATGACAGCCAAAATATCGGCTCTCCCGCCGGATATCATGGCAGAGTTCAGTTCTTCCGACTTTATTCTTGTGGCGACGGACACCGGCGACGTATCCCGGGCAGGTTATGACGGATGGACACGCTGGCGCGACACGTTCAGCCAGGCGAAGCACTGGCCGTGTGTCGGGGGAAAGGACCCCGGCGAGATGTTCACTGCGGGCGGTGATATTTTTGCCTGGGTGGTGGGCGGATATCCGCAGGTACAGCGAGTGGCCATAGCCAAGGCCATGGCAAAGCGTAGTGCGGAGCCAGCCCGGCGGAAAGAAGTTCCTCCTCCAGATCCGATACCGGATGAAGGCGGGAAGGCGTTGTCCGAGTCCCAGCGCAAGCGCCTTGCCGTTGAACGGCAAGCCGCCATCCTTAACGCGGAGCGTGCAGCCCTTCCTCTGTCAGGTACATACCTGAGTATACCGCTTCTCCTGGATGTGCTTCGTGCTCATGGGCTGAGGGTTGTGCCCCATAATGGCGACATTCGCATTGAGGGGCTCAATGCCCTGCCCGCTTCTGACCAGTCCCGGATGCTCGGTTTTATGAAACGCCACCGCTTTCTTTTCGACATCATCGCCGAGAGGTTAAACGCTGTATGAATAACGCTACGCAAGGGGGGATAAACATGGATACGCTCACCATTGAACAGCAGGCGGAAGTGCTTTCCACCCTGTGTGCCGGCTCACTCTCGGCCTGCATGGTCAATACATGCACTGGCGTGCGCTGTCCGCTCCATCCCGAGGCGGAGACTGTCAGGGAGTGCCGGCGGGACATGGACAGCCGGGAGGCCTGGCTTGATCAGTTCGGGAGGCGTGACTGATGCTGCCATCAGAAAAATTTCGCACGGCGAAGGAGGCGGCCTCGTGGCTGAGGATACGCGGATACAAGGTGTCCGATGGTCTTTTTAGCCAGCACAAGAAGGCTGGATATATCCCCCGCGGCGATGACGGCACCTATTCGCAGGATACCCTGCTCGGATACGCTGCGGCCCATCTCCAGCTGACAGCGAAGATAGAAGACCGCGAGGCCAGGGCCGCCGCCGTGGAAAAACTCTCCGCGGACTCTGTCCTCAAAGCTGTCCGCGCCGAGAGGGAGCGCCTGCGCCTTGAACGCGAGCGCGGCTCCCTCATGCCCGTGGCGGACCATGAATCCGACCTTGCGGCCCGGGCTGTTTTTTTCAAGTCCGAGATCGAGTCGTTCATCCTCCGCAAGGCCATTGACATTATCAGGCTTACCGGCGGACGCGAGGACAGCCGCGATGATCTCATCCTCTGGTGGGAGACGGCTACCGCCGAGTGGCTGGACGCGTACTCTGCCGACCGCGATTTCAACGCCGATGATGAGCAGGACGACGCGCCGCCAGCATCAACACGTATTCGTGACACCGAAGAAACGGAGATGGACTGATGCGATTTTCCGTAGCCGAACGCCGTGTCTTTGCCAGACGTCCCGACGTGCCCGTTTCCGTATGGGCGGCGGAGAACGTAATCATGCCGGACGGGCCGTTCTCGGGCGCCAGATACCGCAGGGACGTCAACCCTTACCTTGTGGGCATCATGGACACATGGGGCCGGCGTGAAGTGCGCGAAGTCATCGTCTGCGGCGCCCCGCAGATCGGAAAAACCGCCCTGCTTGACGCATGCCTTTGCTATTCCGTGGCAAACCGCCCGGGTCCCCGCATGCTCGCCATGCCGGATGACGACACTCTCAACCGCATCGTCGAGGCCAAACTTCTGCCAATGATCCGGCGCACGCGTCCCGTGCGGGACCTCTTCCGCCGTGCAAAGGCGGACAAGATCTCCTTCACGGACGGCACAGCCATCTACCTCACCTCTGCCGCTTCGTCATCCCAGCGGGCCTCCATCTCTGTCCAGGATCTTTTTCTGGATGAGGAAGCGCTTTTCACTTCATACGCGGGGAAGGGAGACCCAGTTCTCGACCTGCTTGAGCGCACGCGATCCTATGCGTGGAAAGCAAAAATCCTCCGCATCTCCAAACCTGTCGGCGATGATTCCACGTCCATCCATGCGGACCTGGCCCGCATGGACGAAGTTCGGCATTTCCGTGTGGTATGCCCATCATGCGGAACGATGCAGGAGATGCTGCCGGAGCGCATCGTAACGGAGAATGGCGTCAAGGATCCCGTGCGCATCCGGCGGGAGCGCCTCGGGCGGTACTCCTGCCCGCATTGCCGCTGGCACTGGACAGACGCCGCGAGGGACCGCGCCGTCGGCCTCGGGGAATGGGCGGCGGATGCCCCCGTCACCAATCCGGCGCGCGTGGGCTTTGTCCTGCCGGCATACCTTTCTTCCATGGTAAGCCTGTCCGAGGTCGCCGCGGCCAAAGCTGAACTGAACACCACGGACGATGCCAAGCTCCACCAGGCGTATGCCAACGGCATCCTCGCCCAGCCCTTTACCCCCGTGCTGTCAAAGTCCGCGCCGGAGAAGGTGCTGGAGCTTGTGGACAAGGACCTCCCGAAAGGCGTCATCCCAGACGGCTACAAGGCCGTCACCATAGGCATCGACATGCAGCGCGTCGGCTTCTGGTATGTCGCGTGCGCGTGGACAGGCCGCCTTGACTGCGCCATCATCGACTATGGCCGCCTTCTTGACTGGGCAGAGGTGCATGCCATCGTCTTCAACAGGGAATGGTCCGTGCAGGGGACGGACGATTCCGTGCCGGCGTGGCGCGCCGCAATAGACACGGGCGGGGGGACCGCGGAGGGCGGATCCATCTCCCGCACGGAGGAATGCTACGACTTTCTCATAAAAACCGGCATGACGGGTGTCCTGTACGGGACAAAAGGGGCATCCCGCCGCACGGTAACCCCTGTGCAGCGCAGCATCCTGGAGCGTTTTCCCTCCCGCCGCCAGACCATAACAGGAGGCCTGCCGCTCTTCCTCGTCGACACGGATCATTTCAAGTCCTGGGCGACATCGCGGATGAGCGCGGACTCTCGCCAGCCCCTGCGACTGCATGCGCAATGCGAGGAGTCGCTGGCAAGGCAGCTCACGGCGGAGCAGCTGGTGCTTGAGCGCGGCCGCCGCGTGTGGAAGGCTGTGCGGCGGGATAACCATTATTTCGATTGTCTGTGCCTCAACTTCGCGTGCGTCCATGCGGCGTGGGCGCCAGGCCTGGCCCGCGTCATAGGAGAGGCCAAGCAGGAACGTGAGGCGGAAGAAGCGGCAATGGCGGCGCGGCTTCAGGCGGCGAAGCGGCCCAACAATCAAGCGCTGTGGTGAGGTGGATATGGGAAAGCGCCTTACGGGGATGAAGGAAATCTGCGACTATTCCAAAAAATCGTACAAGACGGTAACCTGGCTTATCCGAGAACGCCAGTACCCGGCAGTGAAGATCGGCGGGGAGTGGGTTTCCGACACGGATCTCATCGACATCTGGTGGCGGGACGAGATTGCGGCGTCAATGGGCAGCAGGAGTTGCTCGGTATCGGGAGCTGCTGATTGACAAAACACAACGCCGCCGGCAAAATATGTATCCAGTATTGGGGGTGATGTCATGCCAGATGTTATTGCGACCATATGGGATTTCGACAAGACACTTATTGATGGGTACATGCAGGATCCGTTATTTAAAGAGTACCAGATCGACGCCAAAGATTTTTGGAGAAAAAATAATAAACTGATTGAAGAATACAGAAAAGCCGGATACGAGGTGAATGCCGACACTTTCTATCTGAACCTAATACTGCGTTATGTGAAGGCCGGTAAGTTCAAGGGACTTTGCAACGACCGTCTCATGAAATACGGAAAAGAGCAGAACTTTTACCCTGGCGCCGAGGAAATTCTGCAAGAGATCAAGAATCTTAATGATGATAACACCTATCAGGAGTACGGAATCACGTTTGAGAACTACATCGTCAGCACCGGGTTAAAGAAGATTATCGAAGGGTCTAGTGTCGCGAGTTATGTCAATAAGATCTGGGGTTGTGAGTTCATTGACGCCAAGACTAGCAACGGCATGGAACTTTCGGAAATTGCATACAGCATAGACAACACCACCAAAACACGTGCCCTGTTCGAGATCAACAAAGGTGTCGGATGCGTAAGCGGTGAGTATAAAGGAAGCAGCATCGATGTGAACACCAAGATTCCCGAAACGGACAGGCGAGTCAAATTTGTCAACATGGTGTACGTTGCGGATGGCCCGAGCGACATCCCGGCATTCTCTGTTGTCAATGAAAAAGGCGGAGCTACGTTCGCCGTGTATCCCGCTGGCGACAGCAAGGCAATGAAACAGGTCGAAAAAATGCGCAGTGATGGTCGCGTGCAAATGTACGCGGAAGCGAATTATAAGAAAAATTCGATGGCCTACATGTGGATCATGGGGCGGCTCCAAAGCCAGGCAGAAACGCTCATCGAAGAAAAGAATGCCAAGATCGACAAGTATGATGCGGGGACTCCGAAGCACCTCGTCTGATAACCACTCTCGAAATTAGATCTATCCCGGTCAAATGAGCGCGGGAGTCGGCCAATAGGATATCTGTAAAAAGGATATTCCTGTCGTTCCTCCGACGTTTCGCACCGCACCCGGGCCTGTGCCGCGGCATGCCAGCTTATGTCTGGCGCGTATACAGGCTATCTGGCTCCAGAAGCCTGTTAAAGCCCCATTAAAAGGCTCAAGCTTTCCCCATATACACATATCTATCCAAAAACTAAAAATAATTCTTGACAAACGCAAAGTTATGAACTTATCTTAAGTTGTCCCCTGAGGGGGAGATCCACTAACTAATACCGCTTCCGGCATTAAGCAGCCACCCATCCAGGCAATGCTGACCCCGGAAGTTTTTTTTTAGGAGTCCTATGAAAACGGCGATTCTGATAGACGGTGGATTCTATCGTCGAAGAGCGCAAAAAATGCTCGGCGACAAAACAGCCATTGAAAGAGCAAAAGAACTTGAGAGTTACTGCTATCGACATTTAAGAAATGGAAAAAATGGACCACGTAACAATCTTTACAGAATTTTTTATTACGACTGCCCTCCCCTAGAAAAAAAGCTGTACCACCCATTTCTTAAACAGCAAATTGATTACAGCAAAACCGCTCTCTTTACATGGATGAATGAGTTTATTGATCAGCTCAAACAGAAGCGAAAGTTTGCGATACGTCTCGGGCGGCTTGGCCAGAAACATGAAAAGGTTTCCTTCACGATTGAAGCGAACGCTGTAAAGGCCCTTTGCAACGGAACAAAGCTGTTTTCTCAACTGACTGAAAAAGACTTTGTCGTCTCCATTGAGCAGAAGGGCGTCGACATGAAGATAGGCCTCGATATTGCATCGCTCGCCTACAAGAAGCAGGTTGAACGGATCGTGCTTATCTCGGGTGATAGTGATTTTGTCCCAGCTGCGAAGCTCGCGCGCCGCGAGGGGATAGACTTCATCCTTGATCCATTGTTCAACCACATTCCACCTGATCTTTCGGAACATGTCGACGGTATAATGACGTGTGACAATATGTTCAGGCCGACGAGTGTGTCGGCCTGACTCCGCTCCATGCCAAAAAGAAAGGCCCCTCTTCCGAGGGGCCTTTCTCCTGTTTTTAATGTTCTCATCTCACGCATTCTGCATTGCGAGCTTCGCGATATACCCGCTGCGGGTCATGCCGGCAAGCTTTGCCTTGCGGTCAAGGATGCCGATGACGTTCTTCGGCAGCGAAATGGACAGGCGCACCGGCGTCGTATCCATATCGGGCGCGGGGATGAGCTGGTAAAAGTCGTTGCCGTTTTTTTCAAGGTCAAGGTCAGCTTCCCATTCCTCTGCTTTCGTCCTGGCCTGTTCAAGCGTTGATGGCACCGGGAATGGAGTCTTCCGCTTCGCATACTCCTCGAGGCAGATTTTTAGGGCATCCTCTGCCATAAGCAGCGCTTCTTCAATGTCCACCCCGTAGGTTATCGCCTCGGGCACATCAGGGAAGCGGACGGAATAACCGCCTTCCTTCACCGGACTGAACTGCGCGAAGTAGTGCATATGTCGCTCCTTATTTTAGGGGGGACTCCCTCCCCCCCTCGTTATATCAGTTTGATTCCTATCTGCTTCTCAATCGCTTTCACTATATTTTTAGGCAGTTCCGTGTGCCTCCCCACCACGGTGTAGCGCCCGTCCGGAGCCGTAACTTTCGTGTGGTTTCCGCCCTCTTCAAAGACGCATCCGGCCTCGGCAAGCTTTCTCATGATGTCTTTGCGTTTCATTTCCCCCCTCCTTGCAAAAACAGAATTGCATAATTTTTTATATACGTCAAGATTTTTATATAATTTTTTGTGTATTTTTTTATTCCCAAAAACCAGTCTGGAAACCTGTCAAGTGGAAATTTATGGAATTATTGGGAAATACTGGTCAAATTTATGGAAATACCGGTCAAATTTGTGGAAATTCTGAACCCTGCCCTTTTCCCGTACTATACGTCTGGAAAAGGGAGCAGACCATGAGCACGGCTTTTTCCTGGTGCGATCTCCTGCACCGCCTCCAGACTGACCTGGCGTCCGGATCCTTCGGCGCCGTCCAGTCGTACACAATATCAACCGCCGGCGGGACACGCTCTTTTTCATATCGTTCAAAGGATGAGCTCTTCGCGCTTATGGAACGCGCCATGGACGAATGCGCGCTCGAACAGGGCCGCCGGCCCTACGCCGGCCGCACATATGCCGGTAACGGAGGCCGGGGCTGATGGGCATCCGCACCTGGTGGAAAGAGAGGCGCGTCCGCCGCGCCATGGAAGTGCTGAAACGCAGCGGCTATGCCGCCGCGACGCCTTCGCGCCTGGATAACTGGCTCCCCGTCAACGAGCAGATCAACCACCTCATCGGCAGCGCCAGCCCCCGCCTCCGCGCCCGGGTACGCGACCTTGTCCGCAATTTCCCTCTTTTCTCACGCGGAGTGAACGCCTACACAGCCTATCTTGTCGGCGGCGGAGCGCGTTTCCAGTCTCTGGCCGTCAACCCCGACAGCACGCCAAACCATGCCGCCCGCAACCGTATCGAATCGCGTTTCCGCCTCTGGATGGATGAGGACGCCGACATCTCCGGCCGTATGCATTTTTACGAAATCCAGCAGCTGCTTTGCCGCGGGCTCCTTGAGTCGGGCGAAGGCTTCTTTCAGTTCGCCCAGCGCCGGAAATACCGCGTCTCCCCCCTGTGCCTCCTGCCGCTGGATCCGGATCGCATCCAGGGTTACGGCATCGCGGCAGGCGGCCGCGATCGCGACTGCTATTCCGGAATTGAATACGACCGCCTCACCGGCGAGGCGCTGAACTACTACGTTATGGGCGACGGCTCCATCTTCGGGCGCGAGGTCGTTGTCCCCGCCGATGAGATGGTACATGTCTATCAGGTTCTGCGCCCGGGGCAGCTGCGCGGGGTTACCCCGCTTGCCCCGGCCATTCTTGTTGCCCGCGCCATGGCCGACTACACCCAGGCAGAACTCGACGCATCAAAGATGGCGGCGAAATACATGGCCTTTGTTACTACCCCTGACCCGGCCATGTTCCAGGCGTCACGCGGCATAGTCGGCCGCTCCGGCTCCACGCCGGACAAGCCCATCGAAGACCTGGAAAACTCCATCATCGAATACCTCCGTCCGGGCGAAGCCATCAATTTCGCTTCCCCGACCACACGCCCCGGCGATGCCTTTGACCGTTTCTGCAAGTATGCCGCCCGCATGATCGCCGTCAGCATCGACGTCCCCTATGAAATCCTTTCCGGAGATTACACCGGCGTCAACTACTCCACCTGTAAGGCGGCGCGTGGGGACACGCAACTCTTGCTCCGGCCGCACCATTTCATGATGCGGCGCTTCGCCATGCGCGTTTTTCGCCGCTGGCTGGACACGGAGGCCGTGCTCCATCCGTCCGATTTTCCCGGGTACTGGACCGCGAGGGAGCTTTACTCCCCGGCATTGTGGATCCCCGCGGGCGTGCCGTCCGTAGACCCGCAGCGCGACGGCCGCGCCCATATCGAGGCCATCGCCGCGGGGCTCGAGTCGCCCCAGCAGGCAATCCTGGCCGACGGCCGCGATCCGGAAGAGGTTGTGGCGCAGATCGCGGAATACCAGCAGATGCTCAAGGCCGCAGGCATCACCCTCGGGAAGGTGTCGTCAAGTCTTTCAAACAACCCCGCCGCGTTAGAGGATCAGCCGGCGGAGATGCCTTCAGAGGAGGGGATTTAATGAAACGTTTCCGCATGTCGCGATCCATGACACCGGCAACGCTGGACAGTGATGTCCGCTCGGTCCAGTTCGTCGTCGCTACGGAAGACCCGGTGAAAGTATTCGACTGGGACACCTTCAGAATAGTGGAGGAAGTTCTGCGCCTGGACGGCATGATCCTGCCCGAATCCGGGCAGGTGCCTATGCTTAATACCCATTCTAGCCACGATGTCGGCTGTATGCTGGGCAGTTTTTCGGATTTCAGGATTGAGGGCGCCGCCTGCGTGGCTACCGCCCATTTTTCCAACGTGCCCGATGCGGAGACGGCGTTCACGCTGGTCCGCGAAGGGCACCTCACGGATGTATCCGTGGGCTATCGCGTCCTTGAATCAGTCGATATCCCCGACGGTGCAACGACCGTGGTAGATGGCAAGGAGTACGCCGGCCCCCTGCGCGTGACCACGCGCTGGCAGCTTTTCGAGGTCAGCCTTTGCCCGATTGGGGCCGATGCCAGCGCGAAGGCAAGAACGTTGGGAGGCTATATGCCCAAGCGCATGGATGAAGGAGCCGTCAAGGATGCCCTCGACGCCGCCATTGCCAGCTTGACCGCCGTTTCCGCGCTGCTCTCGCCAGGTGATGGCGATGAACAGGCAGAAACGGAAGCCGACGCAAAGGCCCCTGCCGTCGTTACGGAAACCGCATTGGAGGAAACTCCGGCTGAAGACCGTGCCGCCAGCGAGGAACAGCCCGTTGCTGACAAGCCTGGAAATGAGGAGCCGGAGGGCAGTGAAGAAGAAAGGCGGGAAGAGGACGAAGACGCCGCCAGGGCCGAACGTTCACGCATTGCCGAAATCGGCGTGATCTGCCGCGCACACGGCATCCCCGCGGAAACGGAAAAACTTTTCATCAATGAGGGGTACGATATGGACCACGTGCGCGCTGCCGTTTTGGACAGCCTTACCGCCAGATCCGGCGCGGGATTCTCCCGGGTTGATACTGGCAAAACCGAAGACCAGAAGGTCCGCAGCGCCATCGCTGACGGCCTGCTGCTCCGCTGCGGGGTCTCCGCAGACAGCATCGCAAAACGAAAAGGCAATCTCTCAGCCGGTGCTGAAAATTTCCGTGGATACACCATGAGGGAAATAGCCCGCGAGCTCCTGCGCCGTTCCGGGCTCAATGATGGCGGCAACGCCATGGACATGATGGGCCGCGCCCTTACCACAACCGACCTGCCCGTCCTCCTGACCGAGACCGCCAGCCGCGTGCTCCTTGACGGCTGGGAATCAGCCAACCGCGGGTGGGAACAGTGGTGTGGCATCGGCGAAGCCGTCGATTTCCGTGCCGGCAAGATCGTCGGCTTCGCCGCCGACGAGGAGCTGAAGCTGGTGCCTGAAAGCGCCGAATACACCAAAGGCTATGCCGCCGAGAACGCCGAATCCTATCAGCTCGGCACCTACGGCAGAATCTTCCCGCTGACCCGCCAGGCCCTCATCAATGACGACATCGGCGCTTTCAGCCGCATTGTGCAGGCCCACGGCAACGCCGCGGCCCGCACCGTCAACAGGCTGGCCCTGAGCGTACTTACCGCGAATGGAACGCTGTCGGACGGCGTCGCTCTTTTCCATGCCAGCCACAACAACCTCATCAGTTCCGGCGGCGGCGGTACCCCCGACGCGGCCAAGCTTGGCGCGGCGGCTCTCAAGATGCGCAAGCAGAAGGACGCAGCCGGCAACCTTATCCAGATTGTCCCCGAATACTTCCTCGCGCCGGCCGCCCTGGAAGTTGGGGCCGAGACCTTCTTCACCTCCACCGTCATCGGCACGCAGGCCGCCCCGATGCAGAACAACATCTTCGCCGGCAGCCGTCTGGTCCGCGTCTACGATGCCGTCCTCGACGACAGCTCGGCAAGTACATGGTATCTGCTCGGCCGCAAAGGCATGACCGTCAATGTCTATTTTCTGAATGGCCAGCAGTCTCCGCGGCTGGAAGAACAGCAGGGCTGGAGTGTCGACGGCGTCGAATACAAGGTGTCCATCGACGTGGCCGCGGCCGCCGTGGCCCATCAGGCCATGGTCAAATCCGTCAGCTGACCGCAAGGAGCTTCTGAAATGAAAAACAAGATTCAGTCCTCACACCTCCACGCCTTCACGGCTTCCGCCGACACCAGGTCCGGCGATCTCGTCATTCTCGGGAACGTCGTCGGCGTGGCCGTCAACGACGTCGCGGCCGGCGCCGAGGGCATCGCCGATTGCCAGGGCGTTTTCGAACTGCCCGTGACTGCCAATACCACGGCGGCCAGGTTCGCTGCCCTGTACGTCAACAGCTCAACCGGCAAGGTGACGACGGAGGCCAGCGACGGCGGAAGCCCGGCGCTGTATATCGGCGTCGCCGCGGCGCCCATTCTGCCCGCGGAAACGACCTGTCTAGTGGACATCAATTTTGGATCGCGTCCGTAAACAGTCCTCTCTCCAGTAGACGGGCGTGCGGCGGACCTGCCTGGCGAGCTGCACGCCAACCGGGGGAAAAATGAAAGCATCAGAAGCCGAAAAGCTGTGGGACAAGGAGCGCTGGCCCAATTTCAGACCATCTGAGCTTGCCTGCAAATGCTGCGGTGAGATCTGGAAAGGGGAACAGGACAGCCTTCCCGAGCGGCTCGTCAAATTCCTCGACGCCCTGCAAGAGCTGCGCATGCTCTATGGAAGGCCGGTCATCATCAGCTCCGGGCACAGGTGCACCAGGCATAACGCGGAAGTCGGCGGCGTGGAATCGAGCCAGCATCTCGCCATTGCCGCAGACATCAGATGTCCCGCCGAGGAGCAGGCCCGCTTCGGAGATATCGCCGCGCAGGCCGGATTCACGGGCATCGGTTTCTACAGGATGAGGGGATTCGTCCATGTGGATCTCGGTCCCAGAAGAACGTGGAGGGGCTGATGGTCTTTCCTGTGCTGCCAGTCATCAGGGGTCTGCTTTCCGGAAACATCCTCACCGTGTGCCTCGTGTGCGCGCTGGGGTTCGTCTCGTGCGGGTGGAAGATGGACCATGACAGGCAGAAGTCTGCCCTTTCGGAGATGAAGACGACGGTGTCTTCCCTCCGTCTGCAGCTTTCGGCGATGGAAACCGTCATCGCGGCGGCAGACTCGAACATAGCAGCGCTCCAGGAGTACGTCGCACAGCTCCAGACGGCCGCAGACGAGGCCGAGGCCGCACGGGCGGCGGCTGAAAAAATCAAGAGGAAATTCAAGACCACGGAGTCCAGGGATGGCATCCTCGATCAACAGAGCGGCGCTGATGTGCTGCGCCACATTGACGCTGCTTTTGCCCGCGTGCGCCGCGAGTGACGGCAACATTGCAAAAACCGTCGCCGTGGTTCCGGTAGCCTCCGTTCCGCGCCCTGCCCCCCCGGTCATGCCAGAGATGCCTCTGGATACCACGGGCATGCCGGTGCACCCCGGAAGTCCAAAGGGTTCCGCCTGGCTTATGGAATGCGTGGATGCGCTGGCTGCTTATGTGAAGTCGCTCGAGGCGGCCTTATCTGTCTATGAACGTCAGTGCTCAGGGGATGAAAGGAATGAATGATACAAAAAACTTTGTCCATCTGGTCTTCGGGTGCTGGCCTTTCGTCGGGCTGTCCGTGGCGGGCGCCGCCGTACGCTGCGCACGTTTCGGATTTCCCGGTCTCTGGCAGTTCGGCGCCTCCGCTGTGACAGCCGCATTCTCCGGGCTCCTCATCTCCCTCACGCTCATATCGATGGACGTCGAGCCAGGCATCGTCGGTTCCGCCGCGGGCATTGTCGGATACTCCGGCGGGGCTGTGCTGGATGCGTTTCTCAGCCGTGCCATCAGAGCGGCAAATGGCGAGGACGGGGTGGTCAAATGAGTTTTGTTTCCATAGACATGGGCAACCCCGCCGCAATGCAGCGCCTCTTGGCGGGGCTCTCCTCCTTTCCGAAGGAACAGAAGGCTGCCCAGTTCAAAATCCTGCGCACCGTTGGGAAATCCGCGCGTTCCTACCTGGTGAAGATGGCCATGGATCGCTACCGGCTGAAAAGGAAATATGCGGAACGCAGCGTATCCCATCCAGTTGTGTCGCAGCAGCCTCCCAGCATGAAAATTTACGTCCGCGCGGAAAAAAGCCGGCACGTTACAGAGTTTTCCGGGACAGGCCAGACCAGGAAAGGGGTGAAGGTATCCGTGCTTAAACACGGCGGCCGTAAGCTCATCCCCCACGCATTCATTGGCCAGGGGCGTAATTCCGGCAAGGCCATTGCCTTCGTCCGGACTGGCCGCGGCCGCTACCCCCTCCGCGCTATCTATTCCACGGGCGGCTTCCAGTTTCTCCTGCGCGGCGAAAGCACGGATAAGCTCCGCTCTTTTGTTGATGACCGCATCATCAGGATCACAATGCACGAGGTCGAATACCGCCTCAGAAGGATGACGAAGAAATGAGCTTTCTTGACCGCCTCTCCGCCGACATGGACGCAGCTTTTTCCTCTTCTGACGGTCCTGCGGAAGACGTCGTCCTCAAAACGGCAGAAGGGGCCGTACTCGGAACGCTGCGCGGTTTTTTCGACTGGCCAACGGATGATGCTCAGCCAGGCCAGGCGCGCATCGTCGCTCCTGTCCGCTCACCGCAGCTCACAGTGCTGGAAACGGCTCTTGCCGCTCTGCATGTCACTCTGGCCCGGGGGTACCGTTTTTCCTGCCGGGGAACCGATTTCCGCGTCGAGGTCGTCCGCCCGGACGGCATCGGAGGATTGGTCTGCAAACTGAAGGAAGAACGCAGCGCCGGCTGATAAAATGGAGTTTTGACAATGAGCATTGATCCACGCGGTCCTCTCCCTATGCACCCCCGGACATGGATCCGCTGCAAGGTGGTCGACCTCCTTTGCGAAGCCGGTTTCACGGGCCGTGCCTTCCCGAATCAGGAGGAGCCGTGGGCGCGCGGGGACTTCCCCTCCATCGGTGTCTATACCTCGGAGGAAACGGCCATTGAATCAGACCTTTCCCCGAAATCGGACGACCGTTCCATGACTCTCGCCATCGATATCCTTGAAGACTGCGCACGTACGGATGCAGCCCTCGACGATCGCATGGACGCGCTCGCCGGCGTTGTCGAACGCGCCATCAGCTTCACGGCGCTCAAGGCGAAGGTTCAGGACGGCACCGGGCAGACAGATATGCACATCCCGCTTCTGGATCTCCGGTATTCCGGGGCGACACTCGGCATGGCGGACGACGGCCAGCAAACCATCGCCTGCATCACGCTTACCTACATCGTCGAATACCGGGTCCCGCCTGCGCAATCGACGATAGATCTTTTCATCACGGGCCACGTCGACTGGGATATAGCCGACAGAGGGCCGGATGGACGGCTAGAGGCAACCGACATCATCACCCTGCCGCAGGGCTCGCGGCATAATGAAAACGGAGACTGACATGCAAAGGATTTTCGTCAAGCCTATCGGCAGGGTCCTCGACCCGGCCACGGGTGAAGCGTTGCCCGACGCCGGGGCATGGGTTGAAAAGACCCAGTACTGGCTCCGCCGCGTCAAGGATGGTGACGTGCTGAAATCGCAGCCCCCGCAGGAAGTGCGGCAGCCCGCACGCAAGTCAAAGGAGGACAAATAGCATGTCCATCAGCTTCAATAACATCCCCAGCACGATCAAGGTGCCCGGCGCCTATGTAGAATTTGACAACACGCAGGCAATGAGCGGCGCGACACTCATGGAGTACACGGCGCTCATCGTGGGGCATAAGCTGTCCACGGGGACAGCTGAAAACCTGGCGGAATACCCCGTCACAAGCGTCAAGCAGGCAAAGGCCCTTTTCGGCCCCGGATCGCAGGCCGCCGTCATGGCGGAGGCTTTCATCAAAAACAACTCTTTTACCAGGCTCAAGGTCATTGGCGTCGATGTCGAGGATGACGCCGTCAAGGCCGAAGGCAGACTGACCTTCGGCGGGACGTGCTCGGGCGCGGGGAGCGTTTGCCTGTATGTCGGCGGCCATGTCGTCAAGTGTCCCTGCCATGTGACGACGACGGCTGTCGTCTTGGCGACCAACATGGCGGCGGCCATTAACGCCGATGCCGACTGTGTCGTCACGGCCACCGCAAGTTCACAGACCGTCGGCGAAGAAGTCCAGGGCATCGTCACCCTGTCCGCAAAGACGGCGGGTCTCACCGGCAACGCCATCGATCTGCGCCTCGGCTACTACGGTGAAACGCTCCCAAGCGGCATCACCGCCGCCGTCACAGCCATGGCCGGAGGCTCGGGCGCTCCCGACGTTGACAACATCATCGCTGCTCTCGGCGATAACTGGTACCACATCATCGCCTGGCCGTGGACAGACCGCGCGTCCCTGCTCGCTCTCGAGGCCGAGCTTGAGGACCGCTGGGGGCCACTCCGCCATATTGACGGCGTGGCAGTCTGCTCCGTTTCCGGCACGTTCAGCGCTGTCCAGGACTTCGGATCCGGCGTCACAGCGGGCAACTATGCCCACATCTCCATCGTGGAGGACTGCCTCTCGCCTGACCTGCCTTGCGCACGCGCTGCGGCGGTCGCAGGCGTCGCTGCATACTACGGCAACATCGACCCTGCCCGCCCCTTCCAGACCCTTACGCTGAAAGGGTGCCTCGCGCCGGCCACGAACCAGCGCCTGACGCTGCAGGAGCAGAACCTGCTTATTTCCGCAGGCATCGCCACCACCATGGTAGACGCGTCCGGCAATGTTGCCGTGCAGCGTCTTGTCACCAACTATCTGACCAACGCTTCCGGGGCGACGGACACCAGTTACCAGGACGTCAACACGCTCCTGACGCTGTCTTTTTTGCGCTACGACTTCCGGGCGCGCATCCTCCGCAAATACCCGCGCCACAAACTGGCAGGAGATTCGGAGAACATCGCCCCGGGCCAGGCCGTCATGACGCCGAAGCAGGGCCGTGCGGAAGCCATCTCCGCCTTCCTCGACTGGCAGGAGCTCGGGCTTGTGGAAAACCTGGATGCCTTCAAGAGCTACCTGGTCTGCGAACGCAACGCGACGGACGTAAACCGCCTCGACTGGCTCATCCAGCCCGACCTGGTCAACCAGTTCCGGATCGCGGCCGTTCAAATTCAGTTCAAGCTGTAAGGAGGACCGGACATGGCAACAATCGGTAACCGCCGCGCAGGCCGGATTTCTTTCCGCATCGACGGCGAACTGTATGAGGCAAAGGGCAGCTTCTCTTACAATCTCGGCGCTGACCTCCGCGAGGAAATCGTGGGTGCCGACGGCATCCATGGCTACAAAGAAACCCCGCAGGCCGCCTACATCGAAGGGGCAGTCACGGACCGCGAGGACCTTGACTGGGAAAAACTGGTCACGGCCGACGATGTGACCGTCACGCTTGAGCTGAACAACGGCAAGGTCATCACGCTGGCCTCCGCATGGTTCAGCGGCGACGGCACAGCTTCCACCGAAGAGGCGGAGCTGCCCGTGAAGTTCACGAGTAAATACAAAGGGCAGGAGCTGAAGTAACAACCAGCTGGAGAGACGGACATGAAAGACGAAATCACACCTGTGACCGTGCGTCTGGCGCATCCTGTCACATACGGCGACGAGACGATAACCGAGCTTAAATTCACTCGCCGGGCGCGATTCGCCGACATGGCGGACATGCCGCGTGACGGCGCGACGCTTGGGGATATCGGCCGCGTCATCGGGAGGCTGGCAGGCGTTGATCGCCAGGTGATCATGCGCCTTGACGTCGACGACGTGGCCGCCGTCATGGATGCCGCGGCCCCTTTTATGGGGACTGGCCCGACGACGCCCGCATAGCGGCGGGGTTCCTGATGGTTGAATGCCACACCCAGCCGTCGGAAATCATGGCGATGGACGGTGAGGCTCTCCGGCTCTGGTCGGGGTGCATAGACGAGTATCTGAAACTGCGGAAGCAAGCCAATGCCCAGCGTTAAAAAGACAAAACTGGACATCATCGTCGGAGCGAAAGACAAATTTTCCGCTCCGTTCAGAAAGATGTCCGCATCAATGGACGCCATGACTGCCAAGGTCGCATCCGTCAGTGCGAAGATGCGCGATCTCTCTGCCCGTACAGGCGCTTCCGCACTGACGGGCTCCGTCCAGCGGATGGGGTCGGCTTTCTCCCGCGTCGGCCAGGCAGGCTCACAGTCGATCAGCCGCATGACAGGCCTCCTTTCGAAACTCTCGCTGGCCGTGGCGGGCACTTCGGGCGGGCTCTTCGCGCTTGCCAGGAACACGGCTGCGCAGGCAGAGGCCGTCGGCCTCACGGCACGTTCCGTAGGCATTGCCGTGACGGATCTCCAGAAATGGCAGTACGCGGCAAAATTCAGCAACATCAGTTCCGAGCAGATGGCCGCGGGACTCAAGCTTCTCTCCAAAGGGATCGCAGACGCCGCGGCAGGGAGTAAAGAGTCGGCTGCCGCATTCCGTGCCCTCGGCGTCAGTATCAAGACGTCGGACGGGACGCTTAAGAACAGCTCTCAAGTCATGATCGAGCTGGCTGATGCGTTCGAGAAAATGCAGGACGGCCCGACGAAGACGGCTATTGCGATGCGGCTTTTCGGAAAGGCCGGGGCGGGCATGGTGCCTTTTCTGTCTCAGGGGAGCCGCGCCATCCGTGACCTTGGGCAGGAGGCCAGGGAGCTTGGCATCGTCTTTGACGAATCGGAAAGCAAACTCGGGGCGGGGTTCAACTACGCGCTCGGAAAGTCACAGTCCGCGCTCCAGGGCCTCGCAAACAGCATCGGGAAGACGGTCCTCCCCGTCATTACGCCGCTGCTCGAAAAGTTCTCCGAATGGATCAAACTGAATCATGGACTCGTCGCCGCGAAGGTCGGCGTATGGGTGCAGTCGTTTTCCGACAAAATCCCGGCGCTGCTTGACGCGGCCGAACGCTGGATGGCCGTTGGAAGCAAAATTTTTGGCTGGTGCACCTCCGTTGTGGAGTTCATCGGCGGTGTGGAAAATGCGCTCATTGCCATCGCAGCGTATATATCCGCGCCTTTTGTGGGGGCGCTGCTCGCCGCAGGAAAAGCCGTGCTCGCGTTTGGCGCCACGCTCATGGCAACGCCCATCGGCTGGGTCATGGCGGGCATCGCCGCGCTGGCGGGAGCTGTCTATCTCATCCGCAAAAACTGGGATTCGATTTCAGGATTCTTCGCAGGAGTATGGGATGGTGTGATCGGCGTCTTCAAAGGCGCATGGGATTACATCAGCGGCATCGTCGGCAAGGTCATCGGCGCCGTATCTAAGGTCAGGAACATCCTTTCATGGCTTCCGGGCATGAGCGGGGACAAGGGAAAAGACTCCAGGCTCTCAGATACCGAGCCCAGGTCATCGCGCTCCGTGAGGCCGCCGGCTGCCGGCCCCGGGAACGGAAGCGGCTTCAGAGAGATAGGAAGGGCCTATGCGCAGGCGTCGTCCGTCCGGAGAACGGAATCGGTGGAACGAACCGAGGTGAGACTCATTCCCCCTGACGGATGGTCCGTCAGGGGGGCCGAACACGCCGGGGGCGTGACTGTGGACCGGTCCGGGATGGGCTACGCGACAGCGTATTAGGAGGATACGATGGCAGATGCACGCGCCTGGAAGGAAAAAATGCAGCCCGCCTCGTTCCGCGGCGTATCATTCGAAGTAGCTGCCGCTGCCGACGAATTTGGCCGCGCAACAGTAATTCATACGTACCCGCAGGGGACAGGGCCTTACGTCGAGGATCTTGGCGATGCCGGACGTACTGTAGAGATACAGGGCTTCCTCTACGGCTCTGACTACATGGCCCGCCGTGACGCCCTCGAGGAGGCCTTCAGGCAGGAAGGCCCCGGCGAACTCGTTCATCCGTGGTACGGACGCCTCACCGTTGCGCTTGCCGGGCCAGTCAAAGGTACGCAGACAAGCGCAGACGGCGGATACTACACGTTTTCAGCCAAATTCGTCCGCGTCGATTCGCCATCGTCAGGCCTTTCCGGCAAGGCAAGCCTTACGTCCATGGTCAGGTCGGAAGCCTCTTCCGTTACGGGAATAGCGAAGGACATTGCCAACGGCATCGATATCGGAAAAACAACTTCATGGACGGTCCTCCAGGCGACGAGGGCCGTGTGGAATTTTGTGCATTCGACGCTCACTATTCTCAATACAGACAGCAAGGTGACCCCGTTCTCCGAGGCCGTCATGGCGCTCGGAGCGAGCGCGTCCGAAGTTACGGACAGCACGTGGCTACCCGGCATCGTCGAGAATGGAGCTCTCGGAGCGGAGATGGCCGAGCTCGTTTCAAAGGCTGCCGGGGCGGCGACGGCCGATGCAATGAGCCTTGTAAGGCTTGCCGAAGCGGCTCCTGCTTTCTCGGCCATGACAGGGCTCGGCGCTTCCCGCGCAAAGGCGCAGGATGCGCAGAACGTCATCTCCTCTTCATGGAAGATGCTTGCCGTTTCCGAGGCATGCCGTGCGGCATCCGAGACGGTCCCGGCGTCATCGGAAGATGCCCGGGCGCTCATGGACGGAGTTTTTGACGCCGTCGATAGTGCGATGCTCATCGCTGACGATGACGCATATTCTGCCCTGCAGGACCTCCGCGCGGTGACTGTCCGCGCCATGGCCGCAAAAGCGGGAGGCTCCCCCGGCGTAGTGACAGCCGATGTCGCGGTTTCCATGCCATCGCTTGCCATCGTCTACGCTCTGAACGGAACCATTGATTCCGAAGATGACCTGATTACCAGAAATGAAATCAGACATCCCGGATTTGTCCCCGGAGGACGGCCTGTGGAGCTGATCAATGCGTGAAACGAAGCCTGAGAGCGTAACCCTTTCCATCGGGGGAGTGTCGTGGTCGGGATGGGAATCCTGCCAGGTCGTGAAATCCGTCGATTCGATGGCCGGCGCATTCGCTCTCGGCCTCACTGACCGGACATGCCACGGAGGTGTCCGCCTTCCCATTGCGCCGGGGATGGATTGCCTCCTCGAAACCAACGGCGACCACCTTGTCAAAGGGTACATCGACAAGGTTGAGCACTCGCTCACGTCAAGCTCTCACGGCATCAGGGTCGACGGACGCGACAGCTCAGCCGACCTTGTCGACTGTTCCGCCGTCCACAGGCCAGGGCAATGGCGCGACATGAACGTGCTTTCCCTTGCCATGGAAATTGCCAGCCCATTCGGCGTGCAGGTGGCGGCTGATGCAGACGCCTCCGCAATCGTCCCGTCGTTCCAGATCTCCCCCGGAGAAACGGCTGCAAAGGCGCTCCAGCGCCTGCTCAAACTGCGCGGGCTTCTGGCCATGCCAGACAGCTCCGGAGGTCTTCGCCTGGCGACGCTGGGCACCTCCCGCATGGCTGGAGCTGTCATCGAGGGCGTCAACGTTCTTTCCTGCACGACAAAATACGATGCCTCAAAACGCTATTCTGAATACATATGCACCGGTCAGAAACAGGGAGCGGACACCGCCTTCGGGGAAGCCTGCTCTGTGCGGGGGCAGGCGTCGGACGGCCAGATTGGACGGTACAGACCGCTCATTGTCCGGCCTGGCCAGCAGGGATCTGCGGACTTCATGCGCCGCCGCGCCCAGTGGGAGCTTTCCACGCGGAGAGCCCAGGGAACGACGGTGGATGTATCTGTTCGCGGCTGGCGCGACGAGGGCGGCAGACTGTGGACGCCCGGTGCAATGGTCAAAGTGTCGCTCCCAACTATGGGGCTGGACCAGGATCTCCTCATCGCCGAGGTAACGCTGACAAAGTCCATGCAGGGCACGGTCGCGTCGCTCTCGCTCAAAGATCCGGCAGCGTATAGCCCCGAGCCGGCAGAATCGGGGAAGGTTTCTTCTGCCGAATCCGGATCTCTTGACATCTATGTCAGGCAGTCGCGTGACGCGAAGGCGGCGGGCGAAAGCGTCAAGGAGGCTCTGTGATGCGCGACGATGAACTGAGGCGGGAGCTTGAAACCCTCACAAGGGATGCCGTGGCCCGGGGCGTGCTTCGCGTCGTCGACGACAGAGGAAACATGCAGCGCGTGCAGGTTTCGCTTCTCGATGGAGAGCTCGCCGACGGCGCCGAACGTATGCAGAACTACGGATTCACCTCCGTACCGGAACCGGGAGCAGAAGCAACCGTCGTTTTCGTCTGCGCCGACAGGTCGCATCCTGTCGTCATCGTGTCGGATGACCGGCGTGTGCGCATGCACGGGTTACAGCCGGGCGAGGTGGCCGTCTATCACAAGAACGGTGACCATATCTTGTTCAAAAACGGAAACGAAATCGAGGTATCGACAAAGCGCCTCGTCATCAATGCCAGTGAAGAAATTGATATTAAGACGAAGGTGCTGGACGTGACGGCCTCCTCCGACATCAGGATAAGGACGCCGTCACTTACGGCGCAGAACACGTCGGGCGGCGCCATGTCGTCGTCTATGACAGGCACGCTGACCACGACAAACGGCGACATCGTCGCAGACGGAGTCAGCCTGAAGAAGCACCAGCACGGAGGCGTGAAGTCCGGCTCCGAGCGGACAGGGCCGCCGGTCTAGGGAGGAGGTATGAGGGATGTGCTTGTAATGCAGACGCCCGGAGGGTTTGACATCGCCATGGAGGGCGGTGACCTTGTCGGCGACGACTCTCTGGCCACGGCAGTCCTTGTCAGCCTGTTCACCGACGTTCGCGCCGGCACGGACGAGCTCCCGCCCGAGTTCAGCGACCGCCGAGGGTTCTGGGGCGACGCGCTGCTTGCCCGTTCCGGCGACGCTTCCGGCGTAGGCTCCAAACTGTGGCTTCTGTTCCGCGAAAAGCAGACGGCGTCTGTCGTCGCCGCGGCTGAGGACTACGCAAGACGCTCCCTGCGCTGGCTCATTACAGACGGCATCGCCGAAGCTGTCGATGTCCGTGCCGAATCGAATGTCAGAGGCCGCATGGACCTCCAAATCTCCATCAAACGCAAAACGCCGGCGCTCATCGAAAGGGCCGCCGACAGCTGGACCGTCACAGTTGACGGAGAAACAGCCAGCATCCAGGAGACACAGCGATGAGTTTTTCCAGGCCGACGCTAGCGGAACTCCGCTCACGCATATCCTCAGATATCTCTGCCCGCCTCCTCGACGGAAGTCCGCTGAAACCGCGCTCCGTTCTCGGCGTCATGGCATACGTATGGGCGGGTGCGTGCCATATGATGTACGGAGCTCTTTCCTGGTATTTCCGCCAGTTTTGGGTGAAAACCGCCGAAAAGGTCTGGCTCGAGCAAAAGGCCTCGATATGGGGGATCACACGGAAGAACGGCGCAGCAGCATCGGGAAGCGTACTGCTCGAGGGTGCCGGGCTCGTGCCTGCCGGGACTGCCCTGCGGTCTTCAGGCGGCGTGTTTTTTGCGGTCCGCTCCGACGCCACGGCACCCGGCCCGGCGCAGATCAAGGCAACCGAACATGGTTCATCCGGCAATCTTGCACCAGGCACCGTCCTTTCGTTCGTTTCCCCAGTCGATGGCGTCCAGTCGGCAGCCGTCGTTGTATCGCTTTCAGGAGGAGCCGACATCGAGACGGATGACGACCTTCGTGCCCGCACCCTCTCTGCCCTCCAGTCCCCCCCTCACGGAGGATCCAGGGCTGACTACGTCAATTGGGCGCTTGATATCAGCGGCGTAACGCGCGCGTGGTGCTATCCTCTCAAGCACGGTCCCGGGACGGTCGGCGTCACGTTCGTTGCTGACAACGCAAACCCGATCATCCCCGGGCCTGATCTCGTGCTCGCCGTCCAAAATCACATCGACGGCAAGGCCCCGGTTACAGCCGCTGTCACGGTCTTCGCGCCGACAGCGCTCCGTGTTGATGTCAAAGTGAAAATCGTTCCCGATACTGCCGCCGTGAGGCAGGCTGTCAAGGCCGAGCTTGAGGACCTCTTCGTCAGGGAAGGCGAACCAGGTGTCACTCTTCTTCTCTCCCACATTGAGGAAGCGATCAGTATCGCTACCGGAGAGACGGACCATGTTCTGGTCAGCCCGTCGGCGAACATCGTCCCCGGAGCAGGAGTGATTCCTGTCATAGGCGCAGTGATATTCGAGACGGCATAAGGAGGCGCCATGTCGCACACCGTCGACGACTACAGGGAAATGCTGCTCGGTCTTCTCCCGCGCGGGCTTTTGTGGAAGGACGCAAGGTCAGGCCTCATCGGAAATCTGTTCTCCGCGCTCTCCGCAGAACTGGCGCGTATAGAGGGTGATGCCGAACGCGCGCTGAGGGAACTGGACCCTGCCCAGGCGACGGAGTCACTGGAGGACTGGGAGTACGAACTCGGTATTCCCGACGAGTGCGGGCTCGTCGGAGAAAACATCTCGTCACGGCGCAATGCTGTCCGGAATAAGCTCCAGCGCGGGCACCTCATGAACGCCGCTTATTACACGGAACTCGCTCATGTCATCGGTTTCGACGGAGCCGCCGCGACAGACATTGTCCCGCTCCGCGCCGACTACGGCCGCGCTGAAGCTGGCGTCTATGAAGATGGCCAGACTGCCGTGAACACATTCATCCTGACCATTCCGGGGACGAGCTCCTTTGACGAAAAAAGGTTCCGGCCCGGCGCATCCCGCTCCGGAGACAAACTGCGCACATGGGAGGTGTCACAACTCCAGTGCATCATCAACAGGGACAAGCCGGCGCACACGATCTGCATCTTCAGCTACGAATAGGGAGGGGCAATGCAAAGAGTCAAATCACAGTACAACACTTCATCGAAGCCCCCTTTCGAGGATAACTCATACCCCCCTGGCTTTTTCCAGAACGGCGGCAGTACCGTGGGAGAATACGGCACAGTTGTCCCGGCGGATTTTCTGAACGGCGTGCAGGAGGAGCTTATGTCCGTCATTTCGGCCGCCTCCATCACACCAAACGGCAATGATAACACACAGCTTCTTCAGGCTATCCGCCGAATCATGCTGGATACGGTTCATCCTGTCGGCTCCATCTTCATCAGCGTCAACGCCTCATCGCCTGCGACGCTTCTCGGCGGGACATGGGAACGTATCATGGATACGTTCCTCCTCTGCGGAGGAAACGGTTATCCCCCAGGCACCACAGGAGGCTCCGCACGGGTAAAGCTCGAAACGGGCCACCTCCCGGCCCACAGCCACGCAGTGACTGTGAACAATAACGGGGCGCACTCGCACGCCGGGTCTACCGACGCAGGCGGGAACCATTCCCACAGCGGCGCGACGGACGTTAAGGGAGCCCATTTTCACGGATGCACGGGAGAACGCCCGGAGTTCAGTTCGTTCGCAGGCATATACGACAGCGCAGCAAACCATCCCGGCATCAATGCCTGGGATGCCGACAACAGCCTTTGGAAAACGACGACAGACGGAGCACATGCGCACAACCTGTCCGTCAATGCCGGTGGTAACCACTCGCACCCGTTCACGACCTCGGCCGCGGGAGCGCATGCTCACAGCGCCTCGAGTGCGAACACGGGTGGAGGCCAGCCGCATGAAAACATGCCGCCGTACCTGTCCGTCTACGTCTGGAAACGGACAGCATAGGAGAGATAACATGCAAAGGATCAGATCAGCCGGAAACGTCCCCATGCTGCCGGTTCCCAAACCAAGAGTACAGGAACCGGGTTATTTCAGCTCCGGAGACCCGGCGAACGGCGTAGCGGCAACTGTGGTAACGGCGGACTTCCTGAACAGCGTACAGGAGGAGATCTGCAACGCCATCGCGCAGGCCGGCATAGAGCTGGACGTTAACGACAACACGCAGCTCGCCGCCGCAATCTTGTTGATTGGACGCACGGCTTCGCATATTCCTATCCATGAACACAATGTGTCGCCTGAAGCCCATGCCGACATGCGTGCGAGGATCACGGCACTTGAGGCCGGGACAGACGTGAAAGATGTTGTCCAGACAAAAGCAGATCTTACCGCCTACGAAACGTCGGCACTGTCAAACGGCGATGTCGTCAAGGTCCTCTCCGATGAAACGCACGGCGGCATGACGACATATTACAGATGGTCCATCACCGGCGGTTCGGGTGCATGGACATATGAAGGCGGTAACGGACCATATTATACACAATCCGAAACAGACGCCCTTGTCAGCGCTGTCGACGCAAAGGCCGTGGCGAACGCCGAAGCCATCAGCCTCGTTGACGCCAAGGTGGACACCCGCCTGCCGCTTGCAGGCGGGACTGTCTCCGGCCCTCTCTCCGTGGCAGGTATGCTTACCGCGTCCGGCGGCGTTAAGGGCAACGTGACGGGAAACCTCACAGGCACTGCCTCCAATGCCACGAACGCGACGAACGCTACAAGAGCGGAAAATGCCGTAAACGCGGACAAGGTGGACGGAAGCCACGGCTGGGAAGTGCAGACCTTAACTTCCGGCGGTTCGTCGCATGGCCCATCAAACCAC